GCTTGACGGTGGAATCCTTGATTGCAAAGTGCGGGGTGGGGTTGGTCTTCCCTCCGGGTGCTTGACGGCATCGCTACAGGACCATGCTGCGCCGCCCAGGCGCCTTCGGTGATCGCGACTACTGCATGCGTTGCGACGAAGGCGTCTTCGCGCTGGGCACCGTCGCACACTCGTTGCTTGACGGCAACGACGAGGTGTGGGACGATGGCGCGTGGGTGCTGGAAACCCGCGTCCGCACTCGCTGCGACCGTTGCTCGACCGTGCTCGAGCGGATGTGCAACGGTCCAACGGAGTGGCTCCGCAAGGGACGCTCCCTGCGACGCGTGGAAATTCCAGTGCCCTCCAAGCTGGCACAACGGATCGTCGCGACGGTCCAGTTGGCCACCAGTGACGGCGAGACCAAGGGCGCTTGGGCTGCCGCACTGAGGGTCATCATTGGGGAGATGCGGGACCTCAAGGCCTCTCAGGCCACCACCGCCCGCTCCATGCTGTACTCCTTCGGGGTTGCACGGTTGCTGGAGCAGTGTGAGGCACCGACGGGGTGCGTAGGGTACATGCGCAGGACGCTTTGTTGCGTCCTCGAGGACACCACGGTTCTGTACCCTCGGCCCAAACCTCTCCCCGTGGCCTGGTGCGTGGCCGAAGACGCACCGCCACTCGACGGGTGTTGCCCCAAGCTCGAAGAGTGGATCATGCGGGACATCTTTGGGGACGCGCTGCCGCCGGCATTGCCCTGGCACCAAGGTGCCGTGACTGCAGGCGAGTTGGGCAACACGCACTTACCCGCGACTGCCATCCCGCTGTTCAGCGTCGCATTGCCCGGGCAATCGGCCCCCACCACCATACATGGTGTGGCCGGTTGCACGCGCGACGGCTTCAGCACTGGTCAGATCGAGGGCGTTGTCCTTGCCTCTCGTGAGGGACAGGTCAGCGTGGTGTATGGCTCGACCCTGCAGAACATCCAGGCGGCAGCACGTGAGCGGTTCGTCGAACCATCACTTCCGTTCAAGGCCAACGCAAAGGACCTTGAACTGATGGACGCGGCCGTGCAGCATCTGATCAGCCACGTCTTGACCGAGGACCGCATCATCGAGGCGACCGTCGAGTTGCCCCTCATGGAGTGCCTCCGGTCAAAGAAGTGGAGCGCGCAGCGCTTCGAGCGTGCCATCGACGACCTGGCGAAACGCGAGACGATCACGTTGGAGGTAGCCGCGGCTGTGAAGCGCGAGGTTCAGGCAAAGGGCTTGAAGAAGCCCCCACGATTGCTACAGAGTGAAGGCGACCTTGGTTGCCTTTGCGCCGTGGCGACCATTGCGATCCTCGAACACTGCATCTACGCCGCAGACACCTTTCGCTCATGGTCTATCAAGTACGCCAGCCGCCCGGCAGCTCTGCGCCGCATCATCAAGCATCTCCAGCTTAACGAGAACGCTCGTGGCCTTGCAGGCGACGGCTCGAACTGGGATTCTTGCATGAACCGCGGCCTCCGCTCGCGCTCAGAAGACCGGCTCCTGATGCACATTGCCACCGTGTTGTACAAAGTGTTGTACGGTGACAACGATGCCGCACAGGCACATCTTGCGCTCAACGCCAAGGGCAAGACGAAACTCTCGACGGTCGCCAAGCCAGCCGAGGGTTTGGACAAGCGCAAGTTTACCATGGCGATTGCCGCCGTGCGCCGCTCTGGCCACCGTGGCACCTCAGTGCTCAATTGGGTCGTCAACGCGACCATCTGGGCCGTTGCCATGGCGGGTTGTGAGGACGCAATCCGTGCCTGGTTCCTCGACGAACCCTACCAGTGCCGCGTGTGCAATGCTCGCCACAGCTCGCGCAAGGGCTTTGAGGGCGACGACAGTCAGCTTGTCGCCAGTGAAGCTGCTGTGGACGAAGCGCACCTAGCGCACTACCTCGGCACCCATACTCGTCTGGGCCTCCATATGAAGTATGAGGTGACCGCCCCAGGCCAGGCTTCTGAGTTCGTCGGATGCCACATGCTGATGTCCGACCGTGGGTTCAGCCGGTCCTGGGAACCCGACCTGACGCGGTGCTTCAACGCTGTGGGCATCACCTGCAGCTGTGAGGCCATCGCCACCGTCAAGTCAACGCGCACACCGGTCCAGAAGGCATGCACGCTGGCCAAGCTGGCTGCAGATGCCTTCTGGTGCCGCGCGCTGATGTTCTCCGAGGGCAACGACTATGCCGCCTACGTCTTTAAGACTTTGGGCGACAAGTACTGGGATGTCTACATTGGCTTGGGCGGCGGCGTGGGTGCCCAGGTCAGTGAGGACACACTCCGCAAGCTCAGCCCCGAGGGCGATCTTGACAAGAAGGTCACCTTGACCAGCCTGCGTGAGGCTGTGTCCCGCATTCGGCCGTGCTCCGACGAGCCATCGGCCATCATGCGCGCCCGGGGGCTGAAGTGGACGGGCAGCCCGCCCGAGCTCTTTTCCCCTTTCGGGGACTTGGGCCCGCTCGCGCCCGTCGCAGCCTCCGACTAGCCAGCGACAGCCATGTTTCACCTAGCGCCCACCGTCTCACCTGGCAGCATGTTTCACAAGTCGGGGAGCGCGATTTGGTCACCGCGCTCGAGAGTGGGAAGTTGCGTGGTAGCGGTTCTCCACCGTCACCGATGCGGCCTGTGGACGCGCCAGCACTGATTGCGGCCAATCAGACAAACACAAACATGCCGCGTTTGTGCTGGGTGATCGTGTTCCAGGCGCCACGCACACGTGCTTGCCGTGAGCGCGTCATACCCCCCCTTGTTCTTGGCCTCCGACAGACAGGAGGTGGTTCTGCGGCCGGGACCCCGCAGGATCTCAGCTCGGGGCCCCCCACGCATGGGGGGCTGTGGTGAAGGCCAAGGCACCGCCGCGAGAGCGGACTGGGTTTAGCCAGCCCTATCGGCCGGTTCGTCACCGGCCGAGGTGTCGCGTCGAGTCCCCACACGGTGGGTCCGTGAGTAGCGTGGGTTTGCTTTCACTCCCGCGCACGATTGCCACGGGTCGAAGCTGGTCAGGCAGGTTAGGGGTTTCAAGACCACCCGAACTGTCCTGGTTGGTTGGGGGACCGCCTCTAGCGGAGGGTACGCAATGGCTACGGACCGCCA